TTCAGAGTATATTCATGACAAATGGGTATAATATAATATAAATAAGTTTCGAGATCTAAAGTATTTTTTTCCTTACCATGAACTTGTAAATTAATTTTTCGAATAATTTCCAAACATTCCTGGATGCTCCATCGATTGTTTCCGGCTGCTTCAGTATTAATAAAATTCGCTAAGATAAACGCGGTGATAATATTTCCCTTATTGATGGTATCGAAAGAATCGATAAATTCCTCCATATCATCATCCGTCAATTTATAAGTTTTCTTGAAATAAGTATACCATTTTTTTTCCAAATGAGCACTCATATTTATAATTTGTTGTGATTATAAATTGTAGTAGGGTTGATATTTTCAAATGATCGCTATTTTAACTCCAGCTTCCGATGGATTATTAATTTCATCAATTGGAGTATAGGATATTAAATTAGTTATTAATGAGTGTATCCCATAAATTTTCAAGTCAATGAGTTTTTCCGACAAATCCAAAATAGCCATTATAGTTTCGTTCAATAATAATTTGACATATTCACGTTTTACTTTGAAATCTAATGGACATAGATAAACATATTTTGTTACGATTCTGTGATATCTCTTCTGGAATTCTTTCCTGGCTTCCCTATATTGACTAATAATGTGATTCAATTTCTTGGTCATGATGACTTTGATTTTATTTTGGTCCTGTCGATATTTCTTGGTCACAGAATAATACAATTTAATAACTATAACAGGTGAAATAACATGATACTGATCGTCGTTAAGAATGGATTTCAAATAAGATTGGTCGTTTGTGGAAAACCATTGTGGATTATTCATGTTGGTCCAGGCTTTCAACAATTTGGATAGTTTACGATAAGCAAAAATTTCCTGAATCATAACCAAATATTTGCCAAAAACTTGATTAAATCTTATTTTATCGGTTTCTGATAAATATCCCGCGCAATAAAATAATGCATCAGCATTATCCACCAAAACTTTATTAATGTTCCAATTGTTTTTCTGAAAAAATTTAAACGGCACATATATATTGTCATAAAAATTAACTAAATGCAATTTTAGTAATTTACATATGATTTTATTCTCGTTTTGATTTATTACATCCATTGATAAAGATTTGATATATCGTTATCAATGATTTATCAATATGTTTTTAAATAATCAATTTTTTAATGGAATTTTGAATTGATTACCATTTAAATCTTGTATTTCTTGGAAAATTCTGATTTGGACATGGTTTTGACACCCAGTTGTTTTGCTTTTTGATACTTACTTGAGAATTCTTCACCATCATTATAAACTAGTAATGTAGTGTTTTTACTAACGGAACCGCTAACTTTACCACCTTCTTCCTCAATAAATTTCTGCCAATCTTTGTTACGGAATCCGGTGAAGACAATGATCATGCCCTCGAATAAACCATTGGATTTGACATTTTTGACGTGTGGTTTGATGTCAACAATTTTCTTGAGGCGGCGATAAAATTCTTGGAAATCTTTCAGACCGTCTAAAAAACTGTCAACTGTGATAGTATCAAATCCCTCCAATGCCAATAATTTGCCTTCCCAATATTGCCTTTTGCTTTCGGAATATTGGTCAACAATATTAGGATAGACATCCAATATTTTTTTTATTTTCTTGACACCAAATCCGCGACCAAAAGCATTACTGGCACTCATCAAAGTAAGTATGTCCAAATTATCCAATGCGTTTTGCAAATTTTGGTACAATTTGGTGGCCAAGGTTTCTTGAAAACCTTCAATGGTCATAAAATCTTCCACCGTTAAAGAAACAATCTTGGGAATATCGTTATAGCCAGCTTTAACTAACTTTGTTACAATACCTTCCGACATATTATCCACGCCAATTTCCCTTACAAATTTGGTCAGTCTCTGAATAATAACAGTTTCGTTCTTGTCAGCATTTTTGTCAATGATATTGACTTGATTTTTGTCCCATTCATAATTGTAGGAATTTGGCAAACTAGGTTTTTTGGCTGGCTTGACCACATCGACAATATAAGGAATGACATCTCCACTGCGGACTACCGTAATGATGGCACCTGGGCCAATCTTGTTATCCACAATATACTTGGCATTGAAGCCTGTGGTATATTCTAAGTCTGCACCAGACAACCGCACTTTTTTGAAATGAATGCGCGGAACCAGGACACCGTCTTTGGATGGTTTCCAAATAACATCTAAGACTTCTGTGTCGGCCGTTTGGGTCATCCCTTTGTAGGCAAAACTGTATGAGGGATTTCCGCTACGATTTCTGGGATGATCATGATCGTCCGTGACAATGATACCATCAATTTCGTAAATAGATCTAGCTTTTCTTTTTTGCAATATCGAATCCAAAATATACAAGTCAATATCCTTGTAAATATCGTAATAAACTACGTTTAGTTTCCATTTTTTTAGCAACTTAAATTGTTCCGACGCTTTCCGTTCGGGCACAATAACTTCATAAGTGACAAAATCTACATCTCTGGCATATTTTTTGTTAACAGATTCTGGTTTGGAATTGACGATGCCAGCCACCATGTTCCGGGCGTTGGACATAATTTTTTCATACTTGGTGAATTTGGCCTTGGGCATAATTAGTTCTCCTCGAATGGCCACATCCCGATCCAATTTTCTCAAGTAATCGATGGACATATTAACTAGGTCAATCAAATGTGTAATGTTTTGGCCATACGTACCATCACCACGCGTGTACATGGCAAACTGACCTTTCGTCAAAGTGAGCAAACATGAAATGCCATCTAATTTATCACTAATAACATAAGGTCCGGAATATTGTTTGATCCATTTGTCCAATAATTTTTCTTCAGATTTAATTTTGTCCATGGAGCCCATCCAGTATGGTAATTTTACTTTCTTTCCGGTGATGGGAGCACCCGTTTGGGTCAAAACTTTGGACTTGGGATTTAGTTTTTTAAGTCGCTCCACCATTATATCAAAAACATCATCACTCACCAATGAAATTCCTTTATTATAATAACTATCCGAGGCCACCTTGATGGCTTTCTCCAGATCTTCCGCACTGAGTTGTAACAAGACTTGCCAAATAGTGGGTGCCTTATTAATTTTGTTGATAACGTTCATTAATTTATTAATCTTAGTGGCAAACATTTATATAATATTATGTTTAGTTGGTCAATATTTTTGAAAAAAAATGAAAAATATTTATGTTAAAGACTGTCTAGAAATAGAATTTTTTATAATTCGTGACTATCCACATTTGTTGAACAATTATCGAGTATGAGCTTTTGTGAATTTCCTGCTGAAATTAGAAATCTTAAGTTATTTGGACAACAATGATAAAGTGAATATAACATCTTTATCCAAATATTTATATGGTTTGCGAAAATATTTGACTTTTACTAGGGAAATTATTTTGCCCAACTATTATGAATATTACACCAATTTAGGATATTATGACAATTATACTCGTGTTCTTATAAAATCAATTACACCCGGTATGCAACTTCCACGTAAATTAACACATTTGACTTTTGGAAAAAATTTTAATCAGAACATACATGGTTTGATACCATGGGGCGTGACGCATTTGACTTTATCTAAACGATATGATTATGAAATTTTGGAACCATAACCTCCATCAATTACATTGACATGGTGTTAATTATTACAGAACAAACGATAATTTTGTCATGTCGTGATCAGATCGCATTGTCCAAAGTGTTCCACATCAAGACATTTTTGAGATAATAATGAATTAGCTAATTGTAATTGGTTAATTCATTCTTTTATTTGGTTACTTAATAACTCGCTCCAAACAATGCATACGTTTGGGCTGCTTTGTCACAAGCAAAACATTGGGTTTGTTCTGTAATTTGACAACCAACATCTGGATTAATTTTTTGCGGGAGTGTTTGGTCCAGTGGAATGCAAAGAGATTTAACATTAAGACCATGTGCTTTCCCAATGGCCACCACTTGATCCTCACATTCACCGTCGCCACACCATGGCACTAACGAAAGTTTTTTTTCACGCGTGGTACCAAGGAAGTCTTTTATATTGAGGCAAACTGCCAAACTAGTCATTAAATTGGTTCTGGCGGACTGTAACATTTGATTTTGTATGTTGTTCAATAATTGACAAATAATCTCGATTATCATTTCTGGCTCGGTGATCTTGATGGTTTCTTTGTTTCGGGTGTCACGACGATATAAACATATGGTTTGGTTCGTAATGTCTCTGGGACCAATTTCAACGCGAACAGGTACGCCACGCAATTCCCAGTAATTGAATTTATAACCAACGGTGTGGTTACCACGGTTATCAAATTCTGTGACAATACCATGTTTATTTAGTAGTGTGGTTATGTATTGGCATCGAATGTTAACCAGTCCAGTTTCTTCCGTTTTATTTTTTCGGGACAGACCACAAGGCACCACAATCACTTGGATTGGGGCAATGTTGGGTGGCAGGACCAAACCTTGATCATCCCCATGTATCATGATAGTCACCCCGATGGCTCGTGTGGTTAGGCCCCAGGAATTTTGATAAACATATTGTTGGTCCAAACCATTTTCCACTTGGATGCCAAACATTTTGGAAAAATTTTGTCCAAGACAATGTGCGGTGGCTCCTTGGATGGCTTTTCCCACGGTTGGAACAAAACATTCTACGGTCATCGTATAATCCGCGCCTGCGAATTTCTCATTTTCAGTTTTGCGACCAGCAATGACGGGCACAGCCAACAAATTTTCATAAGTCTCGACATAAATTTGTAAAACTTGATTGATTTCGGCATCTGCCTCCGCCTTAGTTAAAAAACAAGTATGAGCCTCGTGCCATAAAAATTCCCTTGACCTGATAAAGGGAGTACAATCCTTGAATTCCCAACGAACCACACTACACCACTGATTCAATTTCAGAGGCAAATCTCTAAAAGATTTGATCCAATTAACAAAATGTGGATACATAATAGTTTCCGATGTGGCCCTAACATGAATGGGTTTCGCCAATGGACTGGTACCAGCTTGTGTCACCCACGCCACTTCTGCCTGGAAACCTTCAATGTGACTCTTTTCGGCTTCCAAATGTTCTTTGGTGCCAAATAACGGAAAGTAAGCATTTTTGGCGCCAAGTTCTTTGATCCTGGGATTCAAATAGTCTTGAATTTTCTCCCACAGACCATAAGCATTGGGACGCAATACATAACAACCTGAAATATTTGTGTAATCAATTAGTTCAGATTTGACAATCGTTTGTCTATACCAATCGGTAAAATTATCGATCTTCTTGGATGTCACACCCAGAAGCGAAACTCCAGATTCCGTTATCGTAATATCTGTCATGTTTAATTTGGTTAGTTGATAAATTTATTCAATATCTAGAAGCAAATAAATTTATCAATTTTTTATTTGAATTGGTGTCAAAGATTTTTTGGATTCACTCGATAATTTGATAATATCTGACAATACATCAGATGTTTTTTTTGAATCATCAGAAACATTATGTGACGTGCTCAAATGTGTATCATTTTTTAGAGATTTGTTTTTGTCATCGGCAAAGAATTCTTCTGATGTGGAAAAAATACTATGACTCATGTCTTCCGTAGTTTGTGACAAATCATGCGTGATTTTGAAATTATTAATTTCCGAGGACAAATTATTTGAATCAAATTCTGTTTCGTCGATGGTTTGAGTGTTGGTACCATTGTCTGATTCTGTCAGATTTGATACTTTGACAGTTTGTTTGGATTTTGAATTGGATTTGGATATATAAATCATTAAAGTGGTGTCCATAACCACCAATAACAACGCATAATATTTGTAACGAGGATTCAATTTCTTTTTGTTGACGTCACATATCATTATTAAAGCAACCATATAACATGCAAAGCCGATCAATAACTGCATGAATAATTTGGGATAATATTTATCAATTAAAATATGCGTTATTGAAAAAAACATTTTATAATATTTGTTGATTAGAAATAATACTCAGTATTTTGTTCACAGACAGAATATGATTTTGTTTTTTTGAATGAATCAATAATTGTCATTAAAGTGTTTAACAATTCGAGCATTTGGAGGCAAATCTTGGAAAGGCTTAAAATAGTGTCCCACTAAATATTCTCTGGGTGTCATCAAACTATTTTCCAACACAGGAATTTTGTCAATGTACCATGTTTTTTGCAACAATTCGCGATTAATTATATTGACTCGATCAATTGTTTTTATGTCGAAAAATTTACTCAGAAAACTTCTCAAAACCTTAATGGTTTTACTGGGTAATGCTTTTGCCTTGGCCAATTTCATTAGACTTGTAGTACCCATATTTTGTCCATCATAAATGTCATAGAAAAAATCAAACAAATCATTTTTTGGATTAAATGGATTGACATTGTTATATTTATGATATTTCTTTTTGTATTTATATTCCACAGGCTCCAATTCATTTACGAGAACACTGTATCCAAAATCATTAATTTTGACATAAATACCATTGGCCGGTAAATAAAATATTCGTTGCTCATAGTGATAGGCAACATAATCATTTGATGCATAAGCAGTTTCAACCAAAAGCAAGATATTTCGGACAAAAAAATCCCCATGTATGAATCCAGGATAATCATCTTTGATAATAGTCAGAGTGAATATAATTTGGAAAAACAATCTCTCCAATTGGTAAATGAAACCAGCCAAATTAAATTTGGATTGTTCCGATTTAATTCGATTCATGTTCCACTCCAAAAAATAGGATAAATCCAGATTACAATATTCTAACAATAACATGTCATAGTCCTTATCAATTAACTCGTGATTATATTTTTCATATTGTTCGCATAATACAGTTTGTACATGACTTATATTTATTTTTTTCGTTAGGTAATCTTGTTTGGTTGGACAATGTTTCATGTCAGGATTCAAATGAAGTAATAATTTATCATATGGGGAACATTTTTTGTGATTATAAATCCCCACAATGTGTGGAGTCCGATCAGTGCGCAAATATTTTTTTGTGAGAAATTGATAAAATTTGATTTCTAATTGATCACGATTCGGTTTCTTTTTAACATTGAAGCGAACCATTTTGGGTATTATTTTTATGACAGCATAATGTTTGTTTTTGTCAGAAATATCCAAAATCAAATTATGAGAGCCACCTGAACCCACGTAAATATTGTTGATGCGAAAATATTTTTTCAGATTGCATTCAAATGGAATATTGTGAAATATCGAATATTTAGTATTAAAATTCATTCAATTCATATATTATTATAATATAATATAGATTTCGCTATATTAATATATGTGTGATTGGGTATGTTATTTAATTGCATCATTAGATTCGTATGCCACTTATGTTGGGGCCAGTAATAATCAACCAAAAAGATTGGACCACCATAATAATTGTGATCCAACTATCAAAAGAAAGGGGGCCAAACGAACAGCCAACCAAACTTGGATCCCGGTAGTGATAGTCAGTGGTTTCGAAAGCAAAAATGCATGTTTGTCTTTCGAAGCCGGTTGGAAGAGACTGGCCAGGAGAAGGAACATGGAAAGATTATTTTTGTTAAATGAAATGTCTGGACTTCATTTGGCTTATGGCGGTGATCAAACATGGAATCGTATTCTGGATTTACTATTTTTCGTTTGCAATCTGACGATCATTAATGAAAAATTTAAACTGAACGTTGAACAAAATTATCCCATGATCCCACCGGACCAATTAAAATTGACTGTTTTTTTAGAGGATAGCATTCAAGATTTACCTTGGCCATATTTTGTCAAGGTTAAATTGCGTACTAATGTATTTTGAGTTGGATAATGTAACGAAGATTAATTTGTTCCTCATGATACACAATAAATTCATCATATAACAAAACACTCCCAGCATTGGCCGGGATAGATTTGAGTTTTCCTTTGGGTATTCTAACGCCATCATCCAATTCGTCATATTCTTCGAAAGATGATATGCCAATGCCTCTCGTGGATTGATATTGCTTCGGTAAGTTAGCAGCTGTCAAACTGGGATCCGCTTTCTTTTTTTCCAACATATTTCCCAAAGCTACTTCGGCCACAAACAAACAAGCGATGTTATCTGACAAATCATAAGCACAATATTGAATACTTTTGGAACAACTATTGGCGTAATATAATCCCAGACCAAACATTTTACCCGTGATACTAACATTGATACCCAACTTGGATGGATCCACAACCAAACCATTTTTCAGGACAGAAATGATGTTACAGACACGAGTTCCATGGAAAAGCAAAGTTTTATTGCCAATTTTTTTCTTGGTCGTATATTTGTCATAAGTTTCTCTCTCAGATTCCCGATTTATTTCAAATATATTCATAATATCGAAATTGAAATGATGAGTGGGTGCCTTGGAATTTTTCAAGTAAGCAGATAAAATTTTATACATAGGATCTGTTTTTTCCAATGATACAATTTCGGTATGTAATTCTTGATATAATTTCACAATGGTACCAAGATTCTTTTTTAATTTGACAATGGTTTTGTTACCCGCCACTACTTGTGATAATTCATTAAGCAAATTAACAAATTTACCCACCAATTCTGGACTGTCTATGACGGGTGGTATATTCCTGCCACAAGCATATGGAACCAATGTATAAAATTCCGAACTTAGTTTGACCAATTTACTATGATTATGGTTGCCTAAATTTTGGTTAATTGTGTTCAAAATTTCATATGCTCTGTCAATTTGAGTCTGACTGATTTTTCCAAGAGGCATTTTCTTGGTATCAATTTCCAGTTGCACCAATGTATTTTTCATGTAATTGGTGTTACTAATTAATTTGATAAAGTCTTCTACTCGCGGGTCCAGTTCGTCTTCGTCATCAGAATCTGAATTCTCAGAAAGATTTTCTGGCTCGTCAACTGATTCAATTTCTGCCATAAAATATTTACCATCTTTCTTGACAAAGTTATCACGATCTGACCAAGAATTTCCAGTTTTAGATCTGAATTGTTTGGCAAAAAAATTGGTGGCTGAGACGACGTCAGTATATTCCTTGTAATCAATTCTACCATTTTCCCCGATACGACCATATCTAATGTAGACAATGTATTTATTATGTTCATGAATGATTTGCATGATGTAAAATTTATTTTTGTTGGTCTTGATATCTGTTTGGTTGAGTGTACAACTATAAACACTATCATCATATTCTAACAAACGACCCGTTTGATATTGACATTGTGGATCAATCAAATGTCCTTTGGTGGAAATAGTGGCTTTCGTGGTTTTGGAACTCATAAACTATAATCTTAGATAAATGATTGATTTATTTTTATGACTAAAAATAAATCAATTTTTATTTCGAACCAACTCGATTTCATAACAACCATCTTTTGGAATTTCATTGGAATTAAATATGTATTTTTTAGTATTGTGATAATTATTTTTGATTTTGTGAGAATTCTTACTCATGATGTTTTTTTGGAGTTCTTTCATGGCACGTTTAGTGGCTTTGGTGGCTAGTCTGTCTGCCTCCGCATTGCCTAAACTGTCCGGATCATTATAACCAGTATGAGCACTAACATGAGATAGTTTCACGTCATATTTTTGATAGTATTTGTAAATTGTTTCAATTAATTCTCGATTAGCCACCGGAGTATTATTCTTGGTTTTCCATCCATTTTTGATCCATCCTTTGACCCATTTAGTTATACTATCAATACTATAGCGGGAATCTGTTTTAATGTGTATTTGATATTTTTTCAGATCAAAATTTTGATGCACGTATCGTAATGCTGTCAAAATAGCATACAATTCTGTCCGCTGATTTGTGCAACAACCTAATCTAAAAACTTTACTAATGTCTTCCAATTCTTCATTCGGAAAATGAATACCAATACCACCAATAGCACCATATTTACCGTTTTTGGAACAAGAACCATCAGTGTAAACCACAATTTGTTTTTTTGCCCTAATTTTTGACATAACTTAATATAATAGAAAGATTTATTATTCAAGTTATGCACGTTTTTCTGTCAATTTTTTATGATGAACAATAAATATGATAATGTTCATCATAAAAATTTATATTAAAATTTCCAAATTAATTGTTGACTAATTGGGTGCTGCTGTAGCATGTAAATCATTTGCATTGCGTACATTGCGCATAACATGAGATTGATTATTTTGATATGTATTTCGATCTCTGTATTGTGGACCATTTCGGTTGTTGTTATTGGATCCATAATTGAGATTGCGAACATAAGGTTGGCGACTATGGTTATTATGATAATTATTATCCTGTCTGAGTGGACGTCTTGGTAAATTATGATTGGAATTTGTCACGCGGAGATCTTGTGAATGATATGTATTTTGTCTCTGATAAGAATTTAGTTGTGATTGTTGTTGTGATTGATTGCGTCGTAATCCATGTTGGGAATTGTGTTGATAATGATATGGTTGATAAAATCGACGTCTTCTGGATCTGGCAACACTAATATGAAAATGATTACCAGGTGGTAATTTGGCCACATCATTTATAATTTGACTAATAGTCGTGCGAGTTCTTCTTCTTTCAACAGTAGTGGCCAAATAAATCATGTGAACAAAAGCACAATTTCTGTTTTGTGGACAAACAACATGATCCACCACACCGTAAGTACTGAAAAAATTGCTAATATCTTCGGCCGAGGGACGACCATTATCATACCTAACATAAAAAACTACTTCATATCTGTTTCGTTGGTTGAGTTTGTTAAGTTCATTGTCAGAAACGTTGGCAGAAACTGGTACCACCGGATCATCTACCACGTCGCCACAAGTAACGGCCAAAGTTGTTTTGGATTCAGATGATGAAACTTTCTTTAATTTCGTTTGGTTGAGATCAAGTTGGTCAAGTTGATCGAGTTGATTGGATTGGTCTAGATTTAGTTGGCCAGAGAGTTCAGCATTCGCGCTTGTTTCGTTGCTCCTGTCGGTGACCACGTTGTTATTTTCAAGGTTTGACATTTTTTTTGTATGACTAATTAATATGTAATAATATATCTTTAAATTATTTTAACCATGATTTTAATTTGGCGAATTCTTCAGCGAAGGTTATGTCTTTATTTGTTTCTTTATTGACAGCATCCAATGGTGTTTCCATGATTAAAGAAATTTTTTTGGCTTTAGCATATTTGGCAACCGCTTTCAAACCTTCTTCTTTAATATGTCCATAACCCAGATCAGCATGTCTGTCCACACAAGATTCCAAACCAGTTTTACTATCGTTGAAATGTATACAAATAATTTTTTTGACACCAATCTTGTCATCGAATTGTTTGAAGAAATTTTTGACTCCAGCTACTGTTGAAATGTCATATCCGGTGGCCCAAATATGACATGTATCTACACAAAAATAAATTCTCTCCCTTTCGGTCTCATTCAATTTCCAATAAATTTTTGCCAAACCTTCCAATTTACTGGCAACTTCGGATCCTTGGGATGCTCCTGTTTCCAAAATTATTTTTGTGTTGTCAGGTGTGCTTTCTAATGCTTTTTTTAAACCTGTGATATAATTGTTTATTGCCGCATCCACGGATAATTTATTGTCAGGAATATTTTTGCCCATATGAATAATAACGCCTAAACAGTCTGCACCAATAATGGCACTGGCATTTAAATCTTGTACCAATGATTTTAATGACGTTTGAAATTTTTTACTGGATGGTGAATGACATAAATTAATAGTATAACTGCCATGTACAACCATTTTCAATTTATATTTTTTGAGTTCGGAGGCAAATTGAATTAGTTCTTCTTTTTGTCGTGCCTTGGATAATACTTGTTGTGGTGCACCCAAAAAAATTTGAAAAATAGTACACCCTAAAGTATTAGCATACATAGGTGCCGTCAAAAGACCAAACCTCGTGTTAATATGTCTGCCTATTCTGAATTGGTTCATTAATATTGAAATTATTTATATTTATGTTATAACTTTATAAAAAAATATCACACAATCCAATACTATAATATAATTGAATGAACTTATTACCTACCATTTTTGGAAAACCTACCATGACCACTCCCAGTACCACACCCACTTCCAGCGCCACTCCCATGACTACTTCCAATACCCCTCCCGTTACTACTCCCATCACCACACCAGGAGTATCATTAATTACCCAACCAAACCCTAATCACAATTATTGGAATATTGCCAAAGATTTTTTGGAAAGATATCTTTCGACAAACCAAATGGGTTTGGGTTGGTTGGATAATTTTTATGATAGCGGTGCCTACATCAGTTTATGTATTCATCATACGGGACAAAATTATTTTTTTGAGATGGTTGGTTATCACAATCTCAAAAACAAATTTTCAGAATTAAGTGTTTCTTCGATAACATATGGTAACTTAATTTATCTAGCTCAACCATTGGGTAAGCAAAATGTCATTATGATGGTTCATGGTCCCATCAACATTAATCAAAATATTTGTCAAATGGCTTGTACTTATCTTCTGGAAATAAGTGGCACTACTTGTAAAATTACGAATCAAATGTTTGAAATATCGACCCAATAATTAATAACGCATAATATATTAGAATATATTCTAATCAATTGTCCTTGTCAAATCTCTTGGAAAACGGCACCGCCAAGTGCCATGATAATTTCATTAAGTAACTTAGGTTGACCATGTTTGGAAAAATTAATAAATGGTACAGCGTTTGGAATATTATTTTCGTGCGCAAATAAATAACCAATAATGACAGCTTGATTGACATATTCCACGGGTAACATTTGATACATAACAGTCAAGCGACTTACCATGGCAAATGTACAGTCAATAATTTTGTTAGGATATTTCTTATGATTTTTATGAAAAAATTGTGTGATACCATTTAACAAATAATCACAATATGTCAATGGAATTAGTTGTAAATTGTTTGGAACAATGACGGAATTTTTCAAGAACAAATTATTGTCATACTGATATGTTGTTTTGATATTATCTTTTGTCAACAATTCAGTTTGATATTCCAATAGCCTAGAAATAATCGTGGAAATTTTTGGACGAAAATTAGGATTAAAATTCAGACAATCATGCAAAAAATCTGGGACAAAATCACAAATTGTTTTGCCAAAACCAACTGACATTATAAATTGATATAATTTCAGGTTATAAGCTTGCTCAATTTTTGGATCAAATGTGGGATTATGATATACTGGAAAAATCTCATTTTGATATATTGGTTTTTCCGTAAAAGTTTCATAAACGACCATGCCAAAACTCCAAATGTCAAAACTGGTATTGAACTCAAATAATGTTTTGGGAGTGCCAAATGCTTCCGGAGGACAATGAGTTGATGTGCATTGTGAAAAATAGGCCACCACTTTGTCATTAAATAAATATTCTGCCGAACCAAAATCAATAATTTTGCAAATGCGATTTGTGATCATAATGTTGTCCGATTTTAAATCCATATGAACAATATTATTAGCATGTAGATACTGTAAACCATGTGCAATTTGTAAAAGTAAATCTATTTTGTCCAATATGGATAATTTATTTTGGCGAACATAGTCCAAATAATTATTTGATTCTTTTGTCATAATCATTCCTATCGAATATTGGTCACACATGGGAAGTAACTTGTTTATGGACATAATATTTTGATGCTGGCATGTGGCCATGATATTAAGTTCAATAAACATTTGTCTGGAAAATTTTTTATAGAATTTGGCAACATACTCTATTCCATTAATTTTGACAAGTTGTACAGTTGTATTATTTTTAGTACTCAAATTTTTAATAATTTCCATTGTTATTCTGGTTATATTATTTATTCGGTAATGAAACGTGTCTTAAGTTCGGCCAATTCAGTGGTCAGTCTGGCTACACATTCTTCCAAAGCTTTCAAGCGATTTTCGTAACTGGTAACATTTTCTGTTATTTTGCTATTGACACTTGTTTCGGACTCCGAATTGAGTTTCACTTGTGTTTTATGTTTTGGAGGAAACATTTGTTTGCTATCATCACTGGGATGAAAATTTTTGACCAAAATTCTTTTCTCAGCCTCCATAAATTTTTTACCCTTGAATAAATCCGCGGATCGCTTTTTATTATAATTATGGTTGACTATTTGTTTAATTATTTGGTTTCGATAAGTCATTCTATATCATAATTTACTAAAATTAGTCGTGCGATTTGAACATTTGTTCATAATTTTTGGATCCAAAAATTATGAGCAATTAATTTTTTTAGACATACATTTGTTGATATGATGTTGAGTTATTATTTGTAGGTCGTTCGAGAATTTGATCGATGAGATCAATGTCAATGGTATAAGGTAATTTAAAATTCTTAATTTCAAATGACATGGATACACTCAATTTGCCGTTGACTGCTGCCAAACGATATAAATTAATTCGGTTGATAATTTGGTTTAAGGCTTTCTTGAGTGACCTGACACCACTCTTTCCATGGGCACCTGTATCTTCCGGAACAATTTGAACCAAATATTCAACACAATTTCTGGGCAAAATGACATCACTAGACGTCATATTATAATTTGATAGTATTTCTGGGAACAAGAATTTCTCAATAATTTCCACTTTTTCTCTGAAATCATATCCATCCAGATGAATAACATGCAGACGACTCGCCAACGTGGAATCTACTTTGGCCAAATTATTCATGGAATAAACAAAAATGTAATCAGACAAATTTATAGGTATTTCTGGCATATATTTGTCGCGGAAATTGTGATTTTGAGTAAAATCTGTTACATGCAACAAGGCATTTTGGCATAGTAATTTGTCTATTTCATCGAAAAAAATGATACCATTTGTATATTTCATTTTGGTCACGGCTTTGGTAATGGCACCAGGACCTGAACCGACATAAACAAAATCACTGCCTAATAAAAAAGTTGGATTATTAACTCCGGCCAATGAGATTTGTTCCATGGGTAATTTCAACACTTTGGAAATCACTTGGGCCATCATGGTTTTGCCAATGCCAGGTGGACCACACAAACCAATTTCTTTATATTTGGACTGTGGATTTTGGATCATGTTAGTGACAAAACAAATTAATTCTTCTTTGGCTTTAGTCATCCCATAAATTTTATTATTGAATTCGGTAGTCAAGTTGGCTACCATATTTGAAATAGCTACGTTTCTGGGAAAATTTAAATCCAATTCAATTTGTTTGGGCAGATGAGGCAAACTCATTACGGTGTCTAACCAATCTTGATACTTAAATGCATCGCCTGGTTCTGACGAAATCATGGCCAAATATTTTTGATAAATAATAGTTTTTGTGGCATTATCAAAATGACTTTGCATTATTCTTTGCGTCATTGGCAATTTTAGTTCATTGGTTCGCAATACTTTTTCTTCTGTTTGTTTCATTTTTTTCCACGATTCTTGGAACTCTGGTTTAATATATTCATCATATTTTTTTAGATAAGCAATACAAACATTAGAATATGTGGGTGATATTTTATT